TTTCAGGTCAGGTTAATTCAGGTTACAGGTCAGTCGGGTCGAAGGTTATTCTACATCTTCACCATCCTCCTTTCTCCACTGATCGATCTCTTGCGCCGCCCACTGGCCGTAGAGATCAAGCAGTGCCCTATCGGTGAACTGACGAGCGTCGCGCGGTCCGAGCCACTTCAAGAAAAGCTCAGCTCTATCACGAGCGTCATGACCATGATCGTCATGGAAGATCGGGCCGAACGCTATCTCTAAAGTGCTGCAATACAATGCAGCGTGCTCGTTATCGCCGTCGTACAGAATCCTTACGCCCATGTATCACTCTCGCTATGTGTCTTGACGTGCTGTTGAATCATAGGATACAGCAGCCCGTGTTTCTTGTTGAAGTCTTCCTCTTTCGGATAAGCAGTGAAGTCAATCTCATCCGGTAAAGGCAATGCAGTCTTAGCCCAGTCCGTTCCGATGTTGTGCGTCAGTACCCTATACTGTGCCCTTCCGGTCTGGCCCAGTCCGACGTCGAAGTGCCACGCTTCGTCGAAGTAAGCAGGTAGCTCAGCGACCGTCTTCTTGGCACCACTGTTAACCAGGAATCTGGAGAGGCTGATCTTACCTTCCCTGGACTTCTCAGAGGTTTGGATCACGTGTGCCGTCATAATGTAATGGCACTTCTTACCGTTGTCGCTGATGACCCTGAGTGCGTCGATGACTTGATTGATACCGTTTGCTTCGCCTGAGTAGTCTTCGATCTGCGTAAGCGCGACGCCGCCTCTCTTTAGCTTTTGCTTCCCTTGCTCTCCTCTCGAAGCGAGCATGAAGGAAATGAGCATACGCGACAACGCAGTTAATGAGTCCATACAGATAGCAGCGTATGGATTGTAGGAGATGAGTCCGTCCAGCTTCGTGCAGAGGTCCGCCCACGCCGTAGCTCCTGCATAGGTATCAAACTTGATGTGATCCTTGTAGCTCTTCAAGTCTGGATGTCCAAAGTGCAGCAACAACGGGCGCATCCTCTGGTCGAGATCGAAAAAGTAGATGTCATCTTGACCCTTACTGAAACTGGCAGCCGCTATGGTCTTGCCAGTTCCAGGGTCGCCCTTGAATAGACAGGTGAGCTTGTCACCCATCATCATTCCATCTAGTGTGCTCGGCATATACTTAGTCCCAAAGATCTATTTCGTTTTCTGTAATATCGACCAGAGTAGCTACTAACTCGTTATATGTGTCCTCATCTTCAAGTTCAATGGACTCTAGTAGATGCTTGAATCCTTGTCGATCTCTTAAATTTTCAAGGATCTTCTGCACAATGATTTGTGCTCGTTCCTGTCTTGTACTCATGCTATGATCTCCGGAATCATAAGAGGTGGAAGATCGATTGGCTCGTCCTCAGTCTTACGCTTTGTACACGTCTTGCAATGTGGTCTTGCCAACACGCCATTGCTATCCTGATAGACGAGCGTGACTTTACCACAGACCCAACACACCGTGCGCTTTCCGACGATCATATCCGCACGGATGTAGTGCGTGCAGTCAGGCAGCGCACAGGCGTAGACCTTGTAGTTCTTACCCATCTTCTTTCTGTAGTATTTGTGAATGTGCTTTAGGCTCGGCATTGTCTTATCCCAATAGTTTCGACGTGTCCCTAGTGTGCGGCGACCACGGCTCAGCGACCTTGTACTTCGTCTGCATGGTGAACTCGCGCGCCTCTGGAATCCTAGTGCAGACCGGCATAAAAATACAGCCTGAATACTTGTCGCACGATGTGTAGTTTGGCGGCCATACGTCATTCTCCAGGTAGAAAGCGTACACTTTCAACCAGTATGTCGCCCAGTACTGCCACTCGTCGATACGCCCTTGTGGGTAGCTCAAGACAACACGCTGGAATCTCTCAGCAGGACTCAGCGTTTTCTGAAATCCGATCCTGTTGACAATGAGCCTCGGGATGTCCAGTGCCCAACAATAACCCATGAACTGATTCGACAGGTCAGAAGGTGTGGAGCGTGACTTCGCTGTCTTGTGGTCCACTGCGATCCGACCCATTGGACCGTCAGCTACCAGATCAACGATCCCTTCGTAGTCAATGCGAAGCTTATCGTCCTCATACAGTGTGCGCGTGAATGACTGCTCAACCTCAATAGCCATCCAGCCATCACCTGCAAAGTGGAACGCATACTCTCTGAACTGCTTCAAACACTCGTTCCGATACTCAGGCTCAAGGTCCATGTCAAAGGATGCAGTGCGCCCGATCTCGACGCACGTATCGACTAGTTCGTTGTGCGCCATCCCGATGAACTTTGCGTAGGGATGAGGCTGCGTCGTTCCGTCCTCCAGCTTCACCTCGAAGTGATGCTCTTGAGGCTGCATGATACGACCGTAGTAATAAGGATGTAGCATACGGTGCATCAGGTCGCCGCGCTCTAGAGCCTCTGCTTTCTGCATGGGTCGAAGATTCAACTTGAACTCAAGATGAGTCTTTCTACCACACGACATAACCGTATTCAATATCTGCGAATCCGAAACGATAACTGGCTTGCTCATATAGTTTAATGGACCTTTCCATCTCCTTCCTCAGAAAAGAGTCTCATGATGTTTGCAATTTCCTCTATGGTATGACCCATAGGAAACTGTAGTTCTAAAGTGTCAGTGAATTCGCTGACCCCACCACAGTATAGACATATGGTGAGGTCACCTGGCCTTGGCAAATTGCCATCTGGTCCGCTAACCGCATCGAGTCGCGCCGCGCACCACGGACATTGCTGCAAGGGGACTCGACTGACTTTCATTCGCCTGAGCCTTTCGGAAGTTTTCTGACACGCGCGCTCGTGTGGACCTTGTGCTTCGCTGTCTTAGGATCGCCCGGCTTGCTCTTTGACCTCTTACCCCTGTAAGTCGGCATACCGAATCGAACTGCCGGAGACTTGGGTGGAAGATGATAATCTCCCGGAGCGAAGTCGTGATGCCTGTCGAAGCTCACGATCTCTCGCTGCACTGACTCCGGTGTGTGATAGCGGACTGCCTTGTCGCCCTTGATCACATACGATGCGCCCAGACCAATGATAACCCCGTCTGCTTTCAGCTCCCTCTTAGCTGCTCTCGCCAGCGCGCACTCTGAGGGATTCAACTTCTCGGCGTCCTTGCAGTCCTTCGCATTGACTGAAACGTCGATTGCCGAGTCCGCGTCGACCGCGAACTTGACGTTAGGGAACAACCGGCGCACCGATCGTGGGAGCATGATGCTCCTAGGCTTTAACTTCTTCGCCATCTGTCAACTCCTGAAAAAGATAAGTCTCTTTAGAAAGATCCACACCTGTAGCTTGAACCAGCGACAGTTCAATCAGATACTCACCCTTTTTGAAGGTGATTCTGTCTGCCGTGACAGACTCAATTTGCTTCCAACCATGCACACGAGCAAACTCAGTCAGATAGTCGACGCCGTTCTGGTAGTATCCGAACAGACCATTCTTCATGATCTGCCACTTCGGATCTGCCTCACTTACTTTCCATACCACGAGCAATCCAAGTGGTCTCATGCCTTGCTCCTTATGTCAGTGCTGACCAGTTTAACGATCCTCTGGTAGCAGTTAATCAGTTCGCCCAACCTTGCGATCGCTGCCTCAGACCCACGGTTATTCGCCCAGAGATTGTCGCCCTTTGACCCGTTAACGAGTATCGCGCGCTCTGCCTCGAACAGCTTAAGGCGCTCCTCACAATGGACAAGAGCCTCCTCTTCTGTCCAGAGTCTTGGTTCTTTCATTTCTTTATCCTATTCGATATGAATATCTTGGAGCACACGTTACACAGAAAACGAGAAGGACCGACCTGATCTAACAGGTCGGTATCCTCGTTTCCGCAGTGTGGACACTTTAGAGCTTCCAACGCTTCAGCCCCTTCGTCATGATGATGTCTGCAAGTTCCTTCATCATCTCCTGCTCGCTGTAGGGAACCTCGTTCTTGACTCCCGTCATAGCCTCTTCGATGATGTGTCGCTTGCCAGCCTTGAGGTCTGCAAGGAACTCGTCGATCGTTCCGAGTGCAATCTGGTAGGTAGCATTGATAATCGCTGCCTCCGACCCGATGCGCTTGAATCTCGCTTCCGCTTGTTCCTCGTTAGCAGGATTCCACTGTTGCTCTGCCATGATACAGTCTGAACAGAACTGCAAGTTCAGCCCTTCGCCGCTTGCCAGTGTCGATGCAATCATGACTCGTGCTTTCGGGCTGTTCTTGAACTGCATCACAACCTCGTGACGCTGCTCAGGACTCAGGTCCGAAGACAAGCTGATTGGCATGTCGAGTTCGAGTGCCTGACACACAGTAGAAAGCAGCGCCTCGATCTTGCCATGAACGTCCTTGTGATGCACAAAGATGGTCATCTTCCGATCTGTGTCTTGAAGGAAGTCCGTCACGAAGTCTACAACAGGTTCGACCTTGGCCGTCCCCGTCAGGTGCTTCATGTGGGTCATGTATTCGAGAATGCCGCCCGACCCGAACATCTTAGGACCGCCTTCCGCGTTCATGGCGTCCTCGAACTTCTGCATCAGCTTGGCGTAGAGCTTCTCAACTTCAGGACCAAGCTCCGCGTATCGATACGTCCGATTCAACTTCGGCAAGTCAGGCATAACCTCGTCCTGTGTGCGGCGAATGATGAAGTCCTTTGTCTTCTCAGCGAAGTATTCAGGGTCTTGCAGACCACCCGCCTTCGTAAATCCACCGTTCGAGTAGGTGTTTACGTAGTTCGCCTCGAAACCCCTGTAACTCGGAAAGCGCTCTGGCTTGAGAATATTGAGAATCGTAAAATACTCAAGCGCGTTATTCTTAATCGGCGTCCCCGACAAACCCAACACGTAAGGCGAATACTTCGCCAGCTTCCTGACGCAAGCCGTCCGCGCCGCGGAAGGATTCTTAATGTTCTGAGTTTCATCGATGATGATCGTCTTGAAACGATCCCGCATGAATTCCTCGTCCTCGACCCAGGCGCAACGCCTCAGCATATCGAACGAGATAATCACAACGTCGAATCCGTGCTCAGTCAGAGGCTTCTGATTCTTGTTCTCGATGACCTGATTCACATGCCCCGCGGGAAGGAATCTGTATAGCTCATGCGACCACTGATACTTGAGCGTAGACTTAGTAGCGACCAGACACGGCATCGCCTTGCGCTTCATATACCAGAGAAACGCGATAGCTTGCACCGTCTTGCCGAGGCCCATCTCATCTGCAATCAAGCATCGTCCGTTCGCTTCAATCGCGAATGACGATCCGATCTTCTGGAACTTGTAAAGCTTGCGCCCGTCGATGCTCTGGAAATCGTCCCAATCGACAGCTTCGGCTTCGACCTTGACTTCAGAGAGCGCCTCGACCAGCTGTGAATGACCGCACTCCAAGAGCAGCGACCAATACTTGCCGAACCGCGAACGCTTTTTCTCTGAGACCTGCTTACCGCAGTGTATGCACTTATAACGTAGCTGCGATTGACCCTTGTGGGTCGCAATACCCGTACTCATAAACTCAATTCTCTTTCTCGCGCCATCTTTAACGTGCGACGCGCGCACCAACAGCATTAGGCTGTCTGGACTTGGTTCTCCGTCGGGCGAGAACCAAGGCCGCACAGTCTAGGCTTTCTTACGCTTCAGCATCCTATCGACCTTGCGCTTCTCAGGTCCCTCGTGCAGACAGATGAACCTGCTACGTGCGGCGCGCATGTCAGCGAGTCGCTGTGCGTAGTTGACCATGTCGAGCACCTTGTCTTCGCCTAGCTGCTCAACAGCATCCATGATGTGCTCATACACCGTCACGTCCGCCTCACCTTGCTTCGGTGCGTTGGGCGTATAGATTGTGTTAACTGTAAAAGGAACTTGAATCGTCTTCACACTCACACTCCGTTTCTGTATCGTAGCACTTCTGGGTTTCGGTCTGCAATCTCGCGCATTGCAGCGTCGTATGCGGCCTGTTCCGTCTCGAACGACTCAGCGCGAATGCCCTTGATCAACGTGAATCGCACACCGCGTGTGTCGATCCTATAACCTTGCTCTTTGATTAGATCGTATTGTTTCTGCGTCATTAGAAGCACCTTCCTCGATTAACGGTAAATTGTAGCATACTTTCCGCCCTTTGTCAATATGTAAAAGTTACAGTGTAAAATTTACACTCCTTCACTGTTCATTTGATGAACAGCTATCCACACCGTTTGGAGTCCACGACCACAATCCATCCCTCTTTAGCGACGAACAGCTTCGACCCGACCGCGCACTCTATAAAGCCGTTATCGTGTATTACACCGTACTCGATGACCGTTATATGCTCAGTGCACTCCAGCCGCGCCCACTGTCGCTCCGTGTTCATCTCATGCCATACAGGAAGTGCAGCCTGTAATTCTAACATTCGACGAGTATGCCTATCCTGAATAACCGCAGTCATCACACGCTACCTCATTCCAGTTCGATCCACACTGTGGACAATGTTGAACTTTAGTTTGTCTAGCTTTAGATTGAGCAGGTCGACCGCCCGTTGTAGTTCCTCTGTCATAGACTCTGTGCCAAGATCCCTGGGTGAGATAGGTTCTGACCTTCTCTTCCGACCAATTATCGATAACTGCAAGTCGTCGGACCCACCACTCTCTAGATAACGACCGAACGAATTCATATCTGCCACAGCAAACGTAGCCCTGAATTCCAAGACTCCAATCGACTTTCCGATTTTCGAGAGTCGAATCGGCAGTATAGGGTGTAACATTAATGAATGTCTTGGTCTCATGGCAATCACCCTTACAGCACACGTTACTGTATCTTGCGCTTCGTTCGTCGTCGAACGCTTCACACTTCAGGATATACATTTGAACTTCAATCGTCGACCTTTGAACTTGGACCTTGACTTGCATCGTCGCGCTCGCCACCGTCCTCAGGCTCAGCCAGTGCGATGTTGACTGCCCTGAGATGCTGCTCGGCTGCCTCAGCGAGCGTCGAACAGCGCTCCTGGTATTCGTCTATACCAGAGAACTTACCTCCGAAGATCATTGTCTCGAAGAGGATAGGCTCACCATTGTCGTATCCGTGGTCAGTGCCCAGGAATACCGTCGATACGCGATAGCCATTCGCTGTGACCACCCGCGCTACTCGACGCTGAACTTCCATCGCCTTGCCCCATGCGATGAGCCGTGCCACAGTCTCTACGCTGAATGCGTAGGTCTGACCACGATCATCAATGAGATAATGACTGCTCCGAATTCCTGTTCTCTCACTCACTTTGTCCTCCTATTGGAATATGAATAAGCAATCCATGTCGCCGCGACACAGAATACACCGCAGTAATAACCCACCATAAACTCTGGCATTTAGTCACCATCCAGAATGCGACGAATCTGTGTGATTTTATACTCCGCTGCATTCTCTTTCGAGAGCATACGATCTATAGCTTCACCGATTAGGTCGCTTACTGACTGTCCTCGCTTCTGAGCCAATTCCATTAACTGGTCCCAACGGGACCAGTCTTTGACATAGATCGTTTTGTTGCCATACCTTGGACCTTCAGGGTCGCGCGCAGGACGTCCCTTACTCGCCAAGTGTATAATCCGTGATGGCTTTATCGTTACAGACCATCCAGCCGTTGAAGTGCGCGCACCATCCAGAATCGTCACGGCGAATCTCTTGGAACGAGCCACAAACGAATGTCACTGAGATGATTATTGCCTGAAGTAGAATGAACTTGGACCCGAACTTCAGTCGCTGAATCCAGAATCCTGGCTCACTGTCTTGACGATACCATCTGCTAGGCTTGCGAACTTGAAATGACATTACTCTGTATCCTTTCCAATGACGTCGAACTCTTGAATGATCTCGTTTTTGTATTCGTTGATGCCGATCATCAGTAGCATACAGGCTTCGCTACTGAGAAGCGCACCCTCGAGGTATCGTGCTAGAATCTTCGATACCTCTTGCAGAACCTTATCGCACGTTGTCTCGTCGGACCTTTGAACTTCAATCGTCGACACTTTACTTACCTCCTGATTTGAGAAGCTTCTCTGCATTCTCACGACTCATGCCACTGAGCATCAGTTTGTTGACCAGATTCTCGAATGCCTGCGACCCTGCATCCCCAATGACAACCGGCTTCGCCGTTTTAGCGTGGGTCGTCTTGATGCTACCGTCCGCGTTCATCGCGGGGCGCGCCTTTGCGCGGTATGCTCGATCTTCCTTCCTGACCCGTTCCCTTTCCTCAGCGGTCTCGGAGCGCGCCCACTCATCGCTAACGTCCATCGTAGCTTGAATCTGAGTCTGGAACATCTTGACCATATCTTCGAGGTCTGCAATGTGCCGGTTCACTGCCTCACGATTCATACCTGATACCATC